AGGTTAACGCTTGTGTCGCCATCCTGTAGTGCGCTGTCAGCAAGTCCAAGACTTGTCTGCACACCTGACTCAAGCTGAGACTCAGCGATTGATGTTCCGCTAAGGGTAAGGCTGGTTGCGGTGATTGATCCCGTAATCGTTGCGTTTGTAGCAGTGAACTCACCTGCCGTATTAACTCTAAACGGCGCACTGCTAAAGGTGGTTGCGCCAAGATAGATACCCTTGACCGTATGAATCCCTACTGCATTCGATCCACTGCCAGCAGTTAGACTTGTAGAGCCGAGAGTGAATCCCCCAATCGTGCCGCTCGTCGCCGTAATTTCGCCTGTGACAGCAAGATCAGTGCCGTCAAACGTCAGCTTTTTGCTGTTGTCAGAGTTGCCGATGCTGAACTTGTAAGCCGATCCGCTGTAACCAAGGAAAAAGCCAGCCGCATCTGCGTCGTCGTATTCGGTTTGGCCGCCCTTGATTGAGCCGCCGCCGTCCAAGGTAATGCCGCCAGCCGTAACAGTGGCACCTGTCTCTATGCCCGTTTCGACTTGCCCTTGTGAGTCGCGGTTTTCAACGTCACCTAAACCGACATCGCCTGAGTCCAGATCAACGTCAGCAGATTGAGCCACGACAGAGGTGCCTGAGAAGCTCGCTGTGGCCGCTGACTTGTTACCTGAGAAGTCAACCGACTTGAGCCAGAAATAGCGCGTAGCGGCTCCTGAGAGGCCCGTAACAATATACTCTTCACCATCGACGACTGCTGTGGGTGTAGCAGGTATTGAGTCGGTAGTGTTTACGAACACCTCAACGTGCTTAAAGTCGATGTCACTAGGGTTAGACCATTCTGCTGTAATGGTCTGAATGCCGCCTGTGGCCGCGCCGCTAGTGGGTGCACTTGGTGCTGTGGTGTCACCACTAAGTGCTTGGTTAGTTAGGCTAGTACCGCTACTGCGGACGCCGATAAGGTTCTGCGCCTTGACTCTAAAGTCGTAGTTGCTAGAAATGTCTAAGCCTTCGAGTAGCGCGTTAGTCTCTCGCGTCTGTACCTCGAAGTAATCAGTCGTACCGTTCTTGTTGTAGCGGACAGTGTAGAACTCAACAAACGCGTCAGTTGGCGCAGTCCATGAAAGCTCGACCGCAGACTTGACGCCACCGTCAGGGCCGCGAAGGCCGATCTCTGTCATGCTCAGGCTGGTGACGTTATCAACGGTGCGACCGTCGTATAAATCTAGCTCTCCACCCTTCAAAAAGTCCAGTTCGTCGCTAGTGTCCCAGTCGTAGACAGCAGAAGCCGTTTCGATACACGTTAGGTTGACCGCTATGTTTCCGTCGTCAGTAATCGCTAAAGCGTAGTCGACGACCTCAAACACTTTAGAGCTGTAACCGAGGTGCGTGTTGCTTACGTTGATAGTGTCACCGACCTTGACGCGCAAGCCTTTAAGGTTGACGGTCATAGTCAGCATGGTTTGTTGGCGCGACTTCAGCAGGGCAATCTTAGCGATGCGCTGTGCTTGGAAGTTGTTTGTTACGAACGGTAACGGCATATCAAGGTAGATAGGGTCGCCGTCTTCTGTCGCGTAGGTAGAGCTGATCTGTGCGGGGTAATCTAGTACCTTATAGTTTTTCTCTTCAGATACGAAGATACCTTTGACGCCGTTGTATGCCGCTCGCCTCGACTGTTTAGTCTGTAGCTGAATGTCTGCAACACAATCAGCTTCGTCAAACGAAACCGTAGGCGCTTGGTACTCAGCTCCAGCGATAAAGTATTTACCGCCTGAGTAGCTAAGTCTGCCGCCCATAGCGGACAGCATCTGCTCAATGTTGTCCTTAATCTGGTTCGCCGTATCAATTACGCCGTTCAGCTTGTAGCGATTCTGTGTGCCGCCACCGCTTAGAGTGACTGACTCGTCACAAAGATCTGCGGCATCCTGTAGCGCCGTATCTTCGATCAGCGTGTAGTCTTCACCAAGGCCGTACTTACTATCTACAAAGTAGTCGCGCAGACATAGCGCAGGGTTTTGGCTGTAAGTCCATGTGCTAGAGTCTGTGGCGCTTTGGTTGCTGTCGCGAGGGTCGTAGACCTTCTTGCCCTTAATAACTGCGGTGACGTTTGGCACGCCCTGCGGAAACTTGTCCCCATCCCACTTCAGGCGGAAGTGAGCGTAAGCGATGCCATTCAGTACGTGATTGCTTGTCCACTTACTAGAGACAGACGTAAGCGTAGAGTCTGCTGTGGTCTGCGTTCCGTCAAACTTTGTGATCGTGACTACGTCAGTCCAATACGAAGTGATGGCCCCATTGACATATACCTGATTATCGTTAAACCAAAACTGCTCAAAAGATTCAATTTCGTGAGAAGCAAAAGCGATAACAAGGTGCAGGTATTCGTTTGTCTGCCCAGAGTTTGCAATAAAGACGATTTGCCCACCAACGCGGATCTGTCCGTAGATCAACTTGCGTGAGCCTGCTGGATCGCGTGATGTCTGCGTTATACCTTCAAGCTGTGTGCCAAGACTAGGGCGAGGAGCGAGTGCGCGAGAAAGTATGGACATACCCGCACCGAGTGCCAGCGCACCCACTGCGGCCCAGCCAGTCAAAAACGCCGATGCGGCAAGTGATGCCCCTAAGTACGAGCCTATTGCCGCAATCGCTGATATCGCCATGCTATTACCTCAGAACTTTGCTAAATACTGTCTCAATTTCCTCAAAGCCTAGGCGCTCCATGATTGGGTCAAATGGCTGGTGCATTTTAGTGTTGACGTGCAACTTTGTGACACCTTCAGCCTTAAGGCTTTCAATGGCGTATTTTACCAGCTTCATTCCTGTCAGTCCCTTGCGGGCCGTCTTGGTCAGAAAGATAACGTCGTTGTTTGCAAAGAGGTGGTCTTTGTAGTGTAGCGATCGACTGACAATGACGACGAAGTAGCCCATGAGTTTGCCGCCTTTTCTCGCCGTGTAAATTCGCAGGCCGTTAATGGCGTCTAGCTGTGCATACGCTCGCCAATCAGGATTTAACTTAATTATGTCCTTGTTAAGCGCAATCTCTTTGTAGTGCTGTTCTAGCAGTGGTTCAATTTCTCGCCGCACATTGGCGATGTTCTCTAGAGCGAAGTCCATGCCTCCTCCTTATCGGTGCTGAGTGTTAGATGGTGGGAAGTCGCCGCCTTCGCCCCCGCCACCGTAGCCGCTAGCGCCAACTGCATTCCTACCCCAAATGATTTCCTTTTCTGCCATTTCAGCAACGAACTCCAAGCCTTTGTCGTTGGGGTAGTCAATCTTTTGATCTTCTGCGGTGTAGCGTCTAACGCGTGTCTTCTCGAATTCGATTAGGCGGTTCTCCACTGACACCTGTATGGTCGCAATCTCTCCGCTTTCGTTGATTGTCATGGTGTCCATAAACCCGCTGAACACGACAATCGGATCGTCAATGACGCCGTTGTCTGCATCCATTGCGCCAAGCAACACCTTCAGCTCGCGGCCTTGGTAATCCTCGTCACGGGCTTTTGTAATTAGCGGGCTGGTAACGCCTGACAGAGTAACTCGCACACCGTTCGCGGCTATCTCTGTTGTCTCGGTTATTTCGCCAATAGTGAGCAAAGAACCCGCACCAACGTAGTCTACGCTGTCTACAGTCAGGTCTCCGATACCGCTCCAAAGATTTAGGTCGCCCGAGTCAAAGGCGCACTGCACCAAAGTAATGGGGCGAACTAGATCGGCGGTTACCGCCGTCTGCATCCCCGAGGTTAGGTCTCTTGTCATATCGCCTCAACACACGCAAAGGTAAAACCATACAGGCCAGCTTGGTCAATGTTCCATCCTATCTCATTCGTAGCAAGTCGCCACGTTCCAACAGGTAGCGTAAAGTCTAAGCTAGTAGACGCAGATATCGCTGTGCGTAGCGGTGGCATAATGTCGATTGTGCTGGCAGTCGTATCGGTCACGATGTACAGCGCACCACTTATTTCAAAGTAGTCCCCAGCAACCACGCCTGTCGTTGTGCCTGTTACTGTCGTAGCGCCCTTTGTGCCGCTCGTAATCGCCCCTGTAGCCGTTGTATTGTGCAAGGGGTTGCCGAGGGTAAAGGTATTCGCTTGGCCCCTTAGAGCCGCAAAGAAAGCCTCTACCTGCTTCGCGTCTGATCGCTTGAGTGGTGGCAGTTGTACCTCAGCTTCCCATCTTACGCCTTGATGCTGATAAGTCTGCTGGTCATACGTAAAGGGCGATTGACTGATAGCCGTTGCAGACCGTAGCCGCATCGTCATTGATTGAATGCCTACATTTGGAAAAGCCGCCATTACACACCCGCCATTGCCTTACTGAAACCGCCCCCACGCATTCTAGCATCTGCTACCGCCGCCTTCGCCGCGTTGCTGATCTGGGGCAGTAGGTTAGCGATCTCAGCACGTACGGTTTGCTGTACGCCTGTAGTGACGTTTATGTTCTGTACTACAGTAACGCCGCCACCGCCTAGTGCGTTGTTAGGAACCACTCGCCCTGTAGTGCTTGGTATAAATAGTTCTGGCCCTTTTTCTCCTACAACGTAAGGAGTGTTGCCTGTCGCTACACCGCCGCGTGCTAATCCGCCCAAAGACATCCCAGAACCGCCACCACCGCCGCCGCCTGTAGATGTTGTTGTGGTTCCACCGCCGAATGCGGTAGTAAGCGCACCAAAGGCCGCATCAACAATATACTTCTGCACGAGCATCTGAATCAGACTGTCGATGACTGACTTAGCCATAGACTTGATTGCATCTGCAAAGTTTTGTGCGCCTGTGATTGCCGCCGTAAATGACTTGCCAAGTCCGTCGATGCCTTGATTCGCTAGCTTTATAAGCCCATCTTGCAAGTCGTCGGCTTGTGTTCGTGACTGCTTTAGTCTTTCAATGAACGCTTCAAAGTTGCTAGGCGGTGCGGCCATTGTTTGTATTGCATCGCCTGCGGTTGTTGCCACTTCTGCCGTCTCTCGAACTAGATCAGCAATACCACGCAAGCCGTTCACAGTGCCGCTGAAGTCTACGCGGTCAATCTTTTCAAAGGTCTGTAAGGCAAACGTGACTGGCTCAAGGTTAAATTGCTCAAGGTTGAATATTGGCTTTTTGCCAAACCTTTCAAGCGCCCTATCTATTAACTGAGTGAACGAAATAATCGTATTAATCTGGCCTTTGATGCCTTCGACCAGCGCATCAAATAAGTAATTGATGCCAGATATGACAGGCGAAAACAGATTCGCGGCACCGATAATCATGTTAAAGCCAGTAATGACACCATTTACGAATCGCTCAAAATTGTTCAGCGCAGACGAAGCAAACTCTAAGAAAGCCGCCGCCGAGTTGATCGCAAACGCTCTAGCGCCGCCCTCGGACTTCATCAAACCCTGTGAAAAGGTGGTAAGGCTATTAGCGACGAACTCAATGGCTGGGGCAAGTGCTGCTGTGAACTGCGCGACTAAACCCTTAGAGACGCTCATCATGCGCGTGATTGCATCATTAGCGTCTTCAACACCTGACGCCGCGTCACTGGTCATGACAAGGCCGAGTGTCTGCGCTTCTCCTAGCATCTGCGCTAGACCGTCGCGCCCTTGGCTTAGAGTGTTAACGAGTGCCGCACCCTCTGAGTCAAACAGCTTAAAAGCCAAGCGCAACCGATCAGACTCGCTCTGTACGCCCTCAAAGGCATCGGCAAGCATGAGCATACGCTGATCTAGTGGTAACTGGACAAGCTCTCGTGCGTCAATCCCTAACTCGCGAATAGCACCTTTAGCCTCACCTGTGCCGACAGCCGCCTCTGACGCTCTACGGGTAAACCGCTGAAGCGCCATGTTCATCGTGTTGACTTCGACACCTGTTAGTTGCCCTGCGTATTGCAGGGCGCTCAAGGCTTCGGTTGTGGTGCCTATCTTCCCCGCCGTCTTCGCTAATGCGTCTGTGGCTTTTAGTGAATTACTTACTAGCAGGCCGAGACCGCCAGCGCCTACTGCGGCAACCAGCGCGGTCTTAAAGCTGAAGAAAACTTTGGAGAGTTTGCCAAAGGCGGCTTGTATGCCGCGCAAGGCTTTCTGCGTTTGGTCAAACGCTTTGATTACGATGCTGACGGTTTCACTTGCCATCTTTAGACTCGCTCATGATCTTGAAGTACGCGAGCCATTCGTGAAACTCAGTGACCGAAATCTGCTCGACTTCCTCTATGGTCTTGTGTAACCGATCAGCCAAGGCAATAAGGTTCATCCTAGACTGATCGGTCTTTAGTTTTTTTCGACATCCTCAAACGGGTCGATAGTGCCAAACATCTCGTTGGCAATATGCGAGACAACCGTGGTCTCTTCGCCCATTAAGTCCATGCGATCCTCAGCCGAGGTAAACAGCTTGTCGCCGTCCTTACTCTCAGCCTTCATAAGGATCAGATCAACCATCGCAGAGATGCTAGGGTTTTGCATCACTTGAGGGTGTCGCTTCTGCAACTCGTTAAGGTCATAGCAGGTTAGAGGGCGACAGTACAAAACGAAATCGCCGTCACCGTCCCCCCATTCTGCAACGCTAATTTTGCGACGCGAGCCTTTACGACGCGCCCGCAATTCCTTAGCGAGACCCATTAGTTAGTCGCTTCTGTTACAGCGCCCGAACACTGGATGCTGAAAGACGCTTCGACCAAACCGTCATAAGACGCTGATACAGTCTTCGCAGTAACAAGGCCACCGCCTGAGTAATACTTCTCGCCTGAGCCTGTGCCTGTTGGGTGGATTTCCCAATCAATGTCCGCACCAGTGTCGAGCACCAACTGCTGTGCGTCTGAGTCATCCCAAAGCGCGTCAATAGTTAGTGTTGAGTCTTTGAGGCTTGCGAGGTACGACTTAACAGTGTCGCCCATCACGGTATCTTCGATAGTGTCCGCAGTCTCGTCGATCGAGAATGATCGAACCTCACCAACTGCCGCAACTGATCCGCCGTTCGCGGCGATCTTTACGACACCGCTTGAGCCTTTATGTGTAGCCATGTTTTTTCTCCCTTACGCGTCGCCGCGTGTGTATGAGTAAAGAATCTGAACGGTGACAATCACGCCGCCAATGGGGTCTATTGTACCATCATCCACCTCAACGCTGATAACCTGCGTGTCTACCGCGTGACCGCCACGCGTTCTATCTTCGTCGAGTTTTTCGTCGATAGCCTCCACAAGCTGGTTGCGGGCTGTGTCGATGTTCTTGTGCTTAACGTAGCAGACTAGTTCGTAGTCAATCGTGCCGTGTCTGCTGGTCATGCTACCGCCGAGGCTTGCGTCCTCGCGTGTCTCGTTTGCCGTCCTCACCAATATAGCGGGAAATTGAGCGTTTGATAGCTTGTCAAAGTCAAAAGGCTCACGCGTCACTTTTTTGACGTTAGGGGTCGAGATAGCTGTTAGTGCCGTCACAATATTGACGGCGATGTTTTCTCTAACGCTCATAGCCTAAGCCCCTTAAAGTACGCATCCCGTATAGCGCGACGGTCTGACTTGTTGAGTCCAAAGAATGGACGCTTTCGGTTGTTCAATGCGGCCTTCTTGGATTCTGCCCTGCTATCAAAGTAGATCAAACCGTCTTGACCCTGTAGACCCGACTGCATCGACTTGCGCATACGGCCCGTAAAGATCAGCCGAACCTTATCAACTGGTCTGCCCTTGCTTGCGCGAAACCCCTTGTACTGGTCAGAGTATGGGCGAAAAGGTTGCTCGTTGACATCCAAGCCAAGGCTAGTGCGCTTCTGTATGCGGTTCAAACCTTCTGCCGCCGCTCTACGCATTGCTCGCTTGTGGTTCTGCGTGAATGTGCGCCCGAGCTTCTGCACCATCTTGCGCAGGTCACGGGGCTTCGTGTCTATGTTTACAGTAATCATCGGTCGAGACGGTTAAGCGGAATGCTTTCCTTTTCTTTGTCGGTGACTGAGCCGTCATCGTCTGCGTCGTACTCAACGCCATCTTGAAACACTGCGTCCATCTCTTCGCCATAACGAGCGCGGTAGAAATCAATCATCTGCAAAAAGCGGTCGTCGTCTACCCAGTTAGTCAGTTGGGGTAGCGCGTACTTCCACAATACGAGATACGACGTGGCGCGTGTCCACTGTGATTCGGTTAGGTAGCTGGCGTTCATCTCGCCCTTACTGCCTTTACGATGCCCCCCTCGGCTGCGAATCTCTCGCTCAACATCTGCCTGCGCTCTAGCGTGTTCGTCAGTGAACGCGTCGATGCCGAAGTCTAGGATGTCGGGGACTAATTCGGTCAGGTTGCTATCAGTGCTAAACGCCATGTAATCACCACTTTACCTTTGCGGCCCAGTAGACAGCATCTAATGGTGTCGCGTTGCGAAGATTCTTTTCGTGTCTTGCGTACCAAGCCGCTCGCATGGCTTTGTCGCGGGCCGACTCCCCATCTCTTGGCGGGTAAGTCTTCGCGCCTTTAGCGCCAAACCGAATCAGCTTGATCGTGCCTTTGTGGCGAGCCAATACCGCGTGTGACTTGTTGGGATGCCGTGGCGTAGCCTTAGCTACGTTGTAATCCTCGAACCTTTCACCGCGATAAGTAACTGCCATAGTAAACCTCAAAGGAAAACGGGGCCGAAGCCCCGCACCAGCTTAGAGAGTAGCGTCGAAGAACATCTCAACACCGTAGCTGTCGTCTAGCTCAGCAACACCGTAAACGGCAGTTGCGTTCAGCTCGAAAGCACGGAGAGACGCGTTGCGCTCTGTCTCAAGGTTAAACTCGCTCTTCATAGCGATAACCATTGCTTCGGGTACGAAGATACAGCCTTTCGCATCGCCGTTCGCGTCAACAGTAATATTCGCTGACTGGTATACGTCGATACCTGCCAATGAACCGACGAAGCCTTGACGCATTGCTTCGTTCTGGATGTCGCCGCCGTTAGGGTTAGCGAATGTGTTAGTCAGGTTAGCTGACAACTGATAAGCGTGATATGGGTGTACCACTGCTACAGGATTGCCAACTGCCTTAGCATTACGCAGAGTTGCCGCCGCTTTGAAGAAGTCAGCCGCAGTGATCTCTGTGCCTGCACCACCTAGCGAGGTAGAGAAGCCGTCGAACAGCGCAATAAGGTCAGTGTCGATCTTAGTAGCGATTGCGTTACCAAGAACAGTGCCAAGCTCCTGAGCTACGTTGCCAGTTCCGTAAGCCGCCATATCAGTCATTACGACCTGTGCGCCAACTTCTGCAACAGTCGCAGTCACGCTAGTGGTCGAAACCTCTGTCGCTGACATGTCTGTTCCTTCAGTCAATGCCGCCGCAGAGATTGATGGGTACTTTGGGATCTGGATAGTTTTGCCAGCAACACCAGCGATGTCGTGACGTGTTACCAAACCGAGCATAATGCTCGACTCAGCGGCAGTATGACGAGCCTGCAAAATCACGTTTGCAAAGAGATCGTCCAATGTTGAGCTAGTTGTTTCGTTTGCCATGATAAATAGCCTCTTAAGTTAAGTGTTAGATTTTGCCTGCTAGTTTCATCTCGCGATAAATCCGCTGGCCTTCGTCGCCCATAGCGACCAGATCCGAATAACTTAAAGGCTTATTCGTAGAGCCTCCACCCACTGCACCCTGTGACCCTGCGCCACCAGATGACGCTTTGACAAAGTGCGGGTTTGCTGTCAAGAAATCACTGACAAGCTCGTCAACTGTTAAAGGCTCGCCGCTGTCGTTGTAACGTGGTGTACCGTTCGCATCTACAACTTCCGCTGTGCCGTCTTGAGACAGCCGAACTGCACTACGTGTTAACTGCACAACCTGCTCGCTTGAAACAGCATTGTGCCGACTTGCCGCCGTTAGTAACGCGCCGTCGATCTCTCGACTTTCTAAACGCTTCTCCAAGTCCGCGATCCGTTGATCTTTTTTGCCAACAGTCGTCTTAAGGATCTCTTCCCACTCGCCACGCTCTTTCTGCTTCTCAACTTCGGCATCTGCCTCACGTTGCAAAAGCTCTTTAGCCTTGTCGAGATCGAGTCCGTCTAGTCGCTTGTCGTATTGTCGCTTAGTGCGAGCAACACGGTCGGCCACTATGCGGTCGAGTTCCTCTTGCGTAAACGTCTTAGTTTCCTGAACTTCTGGTGTTTCCACTGCGGCTTCAGTTACCGCGTCTACCATGACTTCATCGCTCATGTTACGAATCCTCTTTCGAGTAGGTTAATTGTATCAAATTAGCGTGACTTACGCTTTTTCTTGCGCTTGTCTTTCTTATGGTACGGCATAAATCCTCCTTTAGTCAGGAACAGGCACCCACCAATGACGTCAGTTGTAGCCGCCTCTCACTCTGTACTTTTCTCTTGAGCGTTTGCCAGCCCAGTTATCGTCCCATATCTCATAAATCTCTTCTGCCGTGTATTCCTTGCCGACGTGCTTCTGGCAGAAGGGCCGCGTTGATTCGATGGTGTCGCCCTCATACCTAAACGTCGTG